ACAAGAAAAAAAATTCTTGAACCGCTAAAAAGCACGTAGTTTCGGGCGTTTTTCGCTTTTCGGTTCAAGTTCAAGATAACCTATTTCTTTATATATAATTATAATATATTATAGTCATATATACTTATACTATATATGTAATATAATATATAATAATAATGTCACCTTGAACTTGAACCGTTTTCCGGAAAAGTACCGAAATTGCGTGAAAAACATCGGTTCAAGATGGTTCAAGTTATCTTGAACCGCTACACCCTATTTTACACATTATTAAAATATTAGTAAAAGAAAATCCGTTTGTAGCTGAAATCGACAGTTCAAACGGATCTTTTTTTCATCTCTTTTGTTTATGAATAAAATCGTTAAACTGTATGAATAATTTACGTTCAAGGTCATTTCGAATAAAATTTCCCTGTATCAGCCGCCACGTCAACAGCTTGGAACACCTCACTGCCGCACAGCTGGAAACGCCGCAAATAATGGAAATTGACACCGGATCTATGATACCGGCAGCCAGCAAAACCACCTGCGGCATGAGTACACAAGTGGCAAAATGGTCTGCGGTATACTCACATTCTCCTAGAAAATAATGTCCCAATTCGTGGAGAACCACAAACCGTTTTTGCACGTTTTGGAGATCCGGGGAGACTACAATTTGCACTTTTCCGGACGCTCGTCGGATCAGTTTTCCACGCTCTCCGGCGGTTAGAAATGCGTCTGTTGACCTGCATTCTACATCATAACGGGCGGCAAGCTGGACAGGTTTCACGGGTAATTCTGTTGTACCAGATTCAAGTAATATTTGACAGCTGGCGAAATATGCCGATTCGTAGACCGGACAATACATTCACATCACCTCTACCGCTATTATGCCCTAGAGGTGATTTTTTATGAATTTGTGAATTAGATAATTTCCCACTGTGGCGTTACTGCTGTGATAGTTCCGACGCATTCACCGCTGTTGTCGTTCATAATTTTTACATGATCGCCGACGTGGTAAGCGTTCTGGTTATCGGTGCATAATACGATTTTTTCTTCTGTTTCTGGTATGCTGCATTCCGCTACGTACCGGGAAGAAACCAGCTGACAGCATAAGCGGATGTAATTCGTGATGCTTTCGCCTGCGGCTGTTGCCGCCTGTTTCAGATGTTCTTTTTCGCTTTTGGATAACCGTAGATTTAAGGTAGTTTCTGCACGGTGTTCAATGTTGTTTTTGTTTTTCATGTTTTTCCTCCTTGAAAACAACGATAGCTGGCGTCTTAGTCGTTGATTTCCTCGAACTCGATGTCACACTTTTCGAACATCTCCATCTGGTCAGCGTCCCAGTTGTCAGAGCAATCGGAGATGTAATCTTCTGTTGTGTAGTTGTCCTCAACTTCGATTGTATCAATCGGAGATACAGCGCCGGTTTCCTTGTCGATTGCGTTTACAGTGTACTTTTTCATGATGATTTACCTCACTTTTTTATTTTTGGGTTCTGGGCTTTTCCCTAACCTCTGTATATATTATAGCACACTTGTAACGCACGTTAAAGTATATTTTATGAACATTAGTAAAATGTTTTGAAAACAACGAAAGCCGGCGGTTAAGCCGGCTCATGTGTGTTGTGGGTGATGGGAATACTATTACAGATCGTCGTCTATAAGTGGTGCCGCATCTGCTTTTTCTCCCTCGGTTACGGGGTAAGTCTTGATCTGAGTACCATTACCATCCATTGCGGATTCCTTGACTGTTTCCCACTTGCTCAGTGTGATTCCCTGGCGGTCAGCCTCTTCCTGGATTGCTCTCCGGAGAAAATTAAGAACATTCTGTCGCTGGTCGTTGTCTAGTTCCAGATAGTTCCGGATTAAGATTTCTTCCAGCGTCTGCACGTTGCTGTTTTTGACGATGTTTGCGAGATCGTTTTCTGGAATAGTCTTGATCTCCCGTCCTAACAAATAATCGGTAGTCACGCCGAAATGATTAGATATCTTCGATATCATTTCTATGTTGGGTTCTCGCTTGCCATACTCATAACTAGCGTACGTTCCTTTTGGGATTCCGATAGCGTCGGCGGTTTTGGACATTGATTCGCCAGATTTTTCCCGTAGCATTTTTAATGTGTCATACCAGTACACAATAACACCTCCTCTCTATATTCTATTATACTACAAAATGCGAACGATGTCAAGCGTTATTTTGTAGCATTATTCGCATTGTGCAAACTATACAAAAATATCGTTTGCGTTTCGTATAATATTTTAGTTGACATCGTTCGCAGATTGTGTTATAATAGAATCACAGTCAAGGACAAAATGCGAACTACTGATGGACTTGGACACGAAAAAAAGCCCGTTACCCATTTCGGGTAACGAACTTGATTCAAAGTGAAAATTGTGGGTTAGATGTTCCAGCGATAGCCGCAGGACTGGCAAACACAAACGGTTTCGTTGGTGATTTTGGTTTTTCCGGTTCCCTTATGGCGACCAACCAAAAGCCATAAACCGCAGGTGCAAATGATCAACATAAAACGACCGATTGACCACAGGCATCCGTTTCCTTTTTTAGATGTTTTTGCCCCGGTCTAGATCACTTGCACATTTACATTTTCACTTCCGCATTTCGGACAATTCATGAATACAACCTCCAAGTATGTAATTATGTTTTTATTATATCACATTATATTGTGTTTTTCAATGTTTTTCGCTGGATTTTACAAAATATCCAGTTATAGGTAATATTTCAAGCCGTCCGGCGGTACGGCTAAAAACTGACCGCCCCACGCCGTAAGGCGACAAAATAAAAGTGAGGTGAATTAAAATGGCGGCTACGGTTGATGAAAAGAATCTCCGGAATCTTCTGGGAATGGCTCTGCATCTGAACGGGGCGTCTGAACTGATCGTGGCGAAAACGCTTGGTTACGTGGAAGGCATCCAGGATACAAAGCGACAGATTGAGCAGCAGGACGCACCGCAGACAGAGGAAACAAAATCTGAATGAGTGATGGGCTTGTTCCATACCAGATAGCAGAACAGCTTATAAAAATCATTACAGATTACTATGACACATATTCCGACAAGGAGGAAAAAGAAAATGACGATTAAAAACAGAAAGATCAATGAGAACGGCGACGTAGAATACAACGTCACAGTTTTCGCCCCGTTCGCCGTGTTGAAAAACGCACATAAGAACGAGAACGGGGACACGGAATGTGATATGGAAGTACCGATTGCAATGTTACTTCCGATTTTTGGAGGTGCTGAAAATGACAGTCCTCGTTGCGTGTGAGGAGTCACAGAGAGTCTGCACAGAATTCCGGCGATTGGGTCATGAGGCGTATAGCTGTGATATACAGGAATGTTCCGGAGGTCACCCGGAATGGCATATTCTTGGTGATGTTCTTCCGGTTCTCCGGGGCGGTAATGTTGTGACTATGGATGGTGTTTCGCATCATGTGGATCGGTGGGATCTTGTTATAGCACATCCGCCCTGCACATATCTCACTACTACGGCTACCCGGCATCTATCGTTAAGGTGTACTCCGGCGGAAAAAGTGATAGATAGGTTGTGGAAAGTTGCGAAATCTGCTGTATTTTTTATGCAATGCTATTTCGCTGATGCAGATCGTGTTGCGGTAGAAAATCCGGTAGGATATATGTCAACATTATTCCGTAAGCCGGATTGTATCATAGATCCGTATTTTTTGCGGAAAGTGAAGAAGATGTTGAAAATTACCACAAGAAAAGAACTTGCTTGTGGCTGAGAAATTTGAAACCCCTTGTGCGCACGTCAAATTTACCGGCGCCAAATCCGATAAGATATTCCCGTAGTGGAAAGCCGTTGTATTTTGAGGAATGCGTTACTAAAAATCGTGCGAAAAATCGGAGTAAAACATTTCCTGGAATAGCAAGAGCGATGACGGAACAATGGGGAAATGATGGAGGTACAGAAAATGAAAATTGAAGTGGGTAAAACTTACCATGTGACCGGCGGTACAATGAACGGGGCAATGGTCAAGATCATTGATGCGGATAAAAAACATTCTCCTATGTCCTATAGATACGTTAGAGTCGATGGCGCCAATCAGTTTTCCAACTGGTTTGACGCTGGTTCCCCGTTCTCTGGGTGGCTGCGCCCGGTCGATCCGGAAATGAAAATCGTTGTGCTGCGAGACGGGAACAAGGTAACTGCTACTAGCTATCGTGACGGCGAGAAAATCACAACAGGCGTTGCGAAATGCAGCCCAGATGACAAGTTCGATTTCGCCGTAGGATCCCGAATTGCTCTGAAACGCCTGTTCGAAAAATTTGAACCGTTTGTAAAATCCGATCTGTCTGATTCTGAGCGTGAAGAAATCACGGCGGATCTACAGGCTATTGATGATCGGGAATCGGCTTTCGCCTGGGAAAAGTTCTCCCGTGGCGAAATGTATGTGGAAGTAGATCGGGAAACAATTTATAGTTTTCTTTATTCTTGTGAACTCGGAGGATATAAGTGGAAGAACGGAGAAAAGCCGACGGAAATGAATCCGTTTACGAGTTACGACAATTTACACCCTATCACAAAGGCACTTGCGGATGCTCTCGGTATTGGTCTTAATACTAAGACGTATATTCGCAGCGTCGGTAAAAAACTTGTTATGAATGGCGGTGATGATTTGAAAGATTGCGAGGTATACAAGTGGTAACGCTGTTCGCACACCAGGAAGAGGCGTTGGCGAGAACTGCCGATTGTAATAAAGTGGCATTTTACCATGATATGGGATTGGGTAAAACATTTACCGGATCAGAGAAAATGCTACAGCTGGGTGGTCGTGTGAATCTGGTCATCTGCCAGAAGTCAAAAATAGATGACTGGTTGGAACATTTCAAACAACATTACCGCTGGTATAAAAAGGATATTTCAGCCAACGAAATTTTCGATCTGACAAATAAAAATGAATTCGGTGCATTTATCGCATCTGTCAAGTTGTTCTGTGGGCAAGCAAAGAATATGACGATCGGAATAATAAATTACGATCTTGTATTTCGCCGTCCGGAACTGTTGAAATTAAAAATTGATACACTGATGTTAGATGAAAGTTCCATGATCCAGAACGACAAAGCGAAACGTACAAAAGCCATTCTGAAACTGGATGCGAAAAACGTGATTCTCCTGTCTGGCACACCGACGGGCGGAAAATATGAACATCTGTATTCACAATTGAAACTGCTTGGGTGGGAAATTTCGAAAACGCAATATTATTCCGAATTTGTCATAACAAAATTGATGAACATGGGCGGTTTCAAAATTCCGGTCGTGACGGGATATAAAAATGTAGGGCGATTGAAACGGAAAATGCGCCAGTACGGATGCGATTTTCTGAAAACGGAGGATGTATTTGATATGCCTGCGCAAACATTTCTTGATATTTCTGTGAAATCATCAAATGAATATAAAAAATTCAAAAAATCTAAAATTGTTGAAATCGGAGAAACTGAACTTGTCGGAGATACCACATTAACAGATATGCTCTATCAGCGGCAGTTGTGCGGTATCTATTCTGCGGAAAAATTCGCCGCATTTACGGACTTGCTCAACAGTACAGAGGATCGATTGATAGTTTTTTACAATTTTACGGCGGAACTGGAAAGATTGCGCTATATCTGTGAAGAACATGATAGACCGGTTTCCGAAGTCAACGGACAAGCAAGAGATCTCGACGCTTTCGAAAACGATTCCAACAGCGTGACCTTGATCCAGTATCAAGCCGGGGCAATGGGTCTCAATCTCCAGAAAGCTAATAAGATTGTATATTTCACGCCGCCACTGTCCTCGGAACTCTATGAGCAATCGAAAAAGCGTATCCATCGTATTGGACAAGAAAAGCCGTGTTTCTACTATCGCTTGACCTGCGAAGGTAGTATCGAGAATCGCATATATTCCACGTTGGGAACTCGACACGATTTCACGGAAAAATTATTTTTGAGAGGGTGACGAAATGGGAACGCCGAAAATGGTAGTAGGATTGCAGACGGAAAAGCTTGCCAATTATCTGGCAAAAAACAGTATCAAACCATCTGTATTGTCTGTTAACATGGGGGCTAGTTCCTCCTACATAGGGCGGATATTGAGCGGCGGAAATAAGATGTCACAGATGGCGTATACATCAATGTGCCACATCCTGGAAGTTCCGGAAAGTATGTTTCTGGAAAAAAAGCAGGAATGCGTGCTCAATTCCGATCAACTTGACCGCATCGAGCGCAAGCTTGATACAATCTTACGACGGCTGGGGTGCTGACATGGCAGCAGAAAAACAATTTGAAAACAAAATCAAGAAATTCCTGGAAAGTCGTGGTGCTTGGTTTGTGAAGTACTGGGCTGGCGCTCAGTACACCAAAAGCGGAATACCGGACATTCTGGCTTGTATCAATGGACGGTTTTTCGGGATTGAGGTCAAGGCACAGAGTGGGAGACCGTCCGAAATACAGATGTATAACATCCGTAAAATCAATGACGCTGGTGGAATAGGAATTGTCCTGTATCCGTCAAAATATGAGGAATTCACGGCGTTCGTCGACGCATTACTTGATGATGTGCCGACACGTCGGGAAATCCCGGAAATATGGAGGTAGAGAAAATGCCGACACTGTACGACTTGACAAATGAGTACCTGGAAGTACTCGATCTAGCGAACGATCCAGAGATACCGCCCGACGTTGTGGCGGACACGCTGGAGGCAATCGGCGGAGACATCGAGACGAAAGCGGAGAACACGGCGAAGATCCTGAAAGAGTTGGAATCCAGCGCCGCCGCTGCGAAAGCTGAGGAAAAGCGACTGAGTGAGCGCCGGAAACAGCTGGAAACGAAGTGTCAAAAAATCAAGGAACGACTTTTTGATGCTATGGTTACGACTGGTAAGAAAAAATTCAAAACGGATCTTTTCACCTTTTCTATCCAGAAAAACGGAGGAAAAGCGCCGGTCATTCTGGATGTGAAAGACACGTCGGAACTTCCCGACGATCTTGTAAAAATTACAGAAACGGCAGATCTGGAGGCAATACGGGAACTGCTGGACGCTGGGGATACACGCTACGCCCACTACGGGGAACGTGGTGAAAGTCTCCGAATCAAATGAAAGCGAGGTGAACGAAGTGGCTGAAAATCTCATAGCTGCGGAACTTAAACCGAAGTACTCTACAATTGAGATTACGTTCAAAAGCGGCGATACAATTTTATATTGTCCCGGAGAGTGGAACGATTACGCTTACGACGGCGGCGCAATCATGGTCAAGAATGACGGAATCACGGTTGGAATCTACAATTTCGACAACGTATTCTGTGTAGAATTGAAAGCGAGGTAAAGAAAATGGGAATTCCTGTATTTATTCTGGGTAATAGTGGCACAGGAAAAAGTACAAGTCTGCGAAATTTCAAAAGTGACGAAATTTTGCATATCAATGTTATCCGAAAGCCTCTTCCGTTCAAGGGGCGTTTCGCCGAAACTTACAACGGCGACGACTACGCCGGAATCGCAAAAGCGATTAACGACACGAAAAAGAAAACCATTGTCATTGACGATGCGCAGTATCTCATGGCGAATGAGTTCATGCGGAGATCTTTCGAAAAAGGCTACGATAAATTTACAGAAATTGGCTATAATTTCTGGACACTCATTAACAGCGTATCTACTGATCTCCCCTATGATGTGATTGTGTATTTTCTGATGCACACCGACAGCGACGACGCCGGCAACGAGAAGGCAAAAACCATCGGAAAGCTGCTGGACGAAAAAATCACACTCGAAGGAATGACAAGTGTTGTCCTCAAAACAGCTGTGAAAGACGGCGTGTACACATTTACGACACAAAATAATGGTCACGATACCGTGAAAAGCCCGTTGGGAATGTTTTCCACATATGAGATTGACAATGATTTGAAAATGGTTGATGACACAATTCGGAAATACTGGGAACTGGAAACGCCAATTGAGGACAGCGCCGAAATCATGGCGGAACACGATAAACAGGTAGAAAATGGTGGTGTGTCAACAGACGCTCCAAAACCGGAAAAACGCACACGGCGCAGACGTGGCGAGGAGAAGCCCGTAGAAACTCCAACGGAGGACGAAGGCGACAGCGGCAGTGAAAGTACACCACCCAGAGAAAGACGCCGTAGACGGGCTACAGAAGCCGCTACAGAGGAAGAACCGAAACCCCGGCGCAGACGGACACGGGAATAACAGGAGGAACAGAAGATGAAGTTTGAAAAGTTTGTGAAGCTGGCGGGAATCCGTGGGACTGTTCTCACATCTGAGAAGTTCGGAAAGTTTTTGCAGTGTGGAATGGTCATGGTGAGAATTCCGGAGGGTGCGAACGTTGTTGCATCATTCGCCCGCAAAATGCCGGAATGGTATGAAGAAATTCTGAACGACGTGGAGGACGATTGCACATACAAGGCAGAGTTGACCGGTGCAGAACTACCGACACCCGACGCAAGCCCGACACAGATCTTGCGTATTTTCACGGATTCTCGCAGTGGTCGAGTTGCTATTGATAACAAGACATTTGCGATTATCGAGAAGTCGGACAAGGTTTTCATTTGTCCGGATACCTACGAGGACGACGACAGCAAGAGTGCTGCTGCGTTGGCAGTTTGTTACGGTTTCGGCGATGATGCGGAAATTGCGGGAATTGTTTTCAGCGAAAACTATTTCAGAAAGATGAATGAAAAGGAGAATGTATAATGGCTATTGATTTCAAGAAGTTTAATGAACAGTTTCCGGCGGACAAAATGAAAGCTGACATGAAAGAGGCTAAGGAAAACGGTAATATCACTCTTCCGGACGGCGAGTATACCGTAAAGCTGGAGAAAATGGAACTGGGAGAATCTAAGGGCGGCGCTCTGATGATTAAGGTGCAGTTCCGGATTATTGAGGGAGACCACAAGAAACAGTGCATTTTCAAAAACCAGGTTTTGACAGGCACGAAAAACGATGGTTTTATGCTGATCAAGGCGAATGAGTTTTTGGAAAGTCTTGATAGCGGAATTCCCGTTGTGTTTGATGACTGGGAACAGTACAATGACTTGATTCTTGACATCGCAGAGGCTGTGCAGGAGGATAAGTTGACGTATTTGATCTGTCTGGATACCGACGGAAAATATCAGAATTCCGAAATTATTGATGTGATGGATTGAGTCTACCGGGAACGCTGTGAATGATATGTGAGAAACGGGCGCAGCAAGTAAAAAGGGCGTGGTTTCCCTTTTCGGAAAGGTGGTTGGAAAATGAATCGAGCGTTGCTGTCGTCAAAAAATAACAATTGGTGCACACCTAAGAAATTTTTTGATGAACTGGATTCAGAATTTCATTTTGTCTTAGATGCTGCGGCAAATGAAAAATCTGCAAAATGTAAAGATTTTTTTACACCGGAGCAAGACGGATTACTGCAAAGCTGGGAACGCAGTGACGGTGCTGTCTTTTGTAATCCTCCCTATGGAAGAGAAATCGGGAAGTGGGTTAAAAAGGCTTTTGAAGAAAGTCGGTTGAGCAATACGACAATAGTTCTTCTGATTCCGGCGAGAACCGACACTGCATATTTCCACGATTACATTTGGAAACGTGCGGAAATACGATTTGTTCGAGGTCGTTTGAAATTTACCGACGAATCTGGGCAGAGTTTCGATCCGGCGCCGTTTCCGTCAATGCTGGTTATCTACAATAGGTGAGCTGAAATGTTAAATTTTTTTGACTTCGAAGTTTTCAAATGTGATTGGCTGGTAGTTTTTATCAATCCTTACACGGGGGAAAAAACCGTCATTGTAAATGACGAAATGGAACTTGAGGGGTTCTACGATCAGCACAAGGACGAAATTTTCTGCGGATACAATTCCCGGCACTATGACCAGTATATTTTGAAAGATATTCTCCTGGGGCTAGATCCGAAAGAGTTGAATGATTATATCATCAATGATAAGTGTGCCGGCTGGACATATACGGATCTATTCCAGAAAATCCAGTTGTATAATTACGACGTCGCCAAAATCAACGACGGCGGATTGAAAACACTGGAATCATACATGGGAAATGACATTCGGGAAACATCTGTTCCATTTGACATCGATCGGAAATTGACGGATGCTGAACTAGAAGAAACTATCAAATATTGTACACACGACGTGGAACAATTGATAGAAGTTTTCATGCTCCGTAACAGTGATTTTGCGGCGCATATGGCGTTGATAACTACGTTTGGGCTGCCATTGTCGTACATCAATAAGACACAAGTTCAACTGTCTGCCAAAATTTTGAATTGCCGACGAATGGAACACGATGACGAATTTGAAATCGACATCGTTCCGACGTTGCGAGTATCAAAATACAAATACGTCTTGACCTGGTTTCAAGAACAGTTAAAACGGAAACAATATGGCTCACGCTTGGAAATCGATATTGCAGGTGTTCCGCACACGTTCGCTTGGGGCGGCGCACATGGGGCGCTACTGAAATATCACGGAAAAGGCTTGTACTTGCACGTTGATGTTACTAGTTACTATCCGTCATTGATGATTAAGTACGGATTCTTGACCAGGAACAGCTTGACGCCGGAAAAATTCAAAGAAATCTATGATACCCGTGTAGCGTTGAAAAAAGCTGGTAAAAAAGAGGAACAAGCACCATATAAGATTGTACTTAATGGTACATATGGAATCAGTAAGGACAAGAATTCGCCGGCGTATGATCCAAAACAAGCAAATAACATCTGCATTAACGGACAGTTGTTGCTTGTCGATCTTATCGAGAAATTAGAGGCTGTCGAGGGATTCCAGCTTATCCAATCTAATACCGATGGTCTGATTATCAAGATTCCGGATACGGACGAGGCATTCTACCAGACCGACGACATATGTTACGAGTGGGAACAGCGTACCGGAATGAGGCTTGGTTTCGACGTCATCACGGAAATTTTCCAGAAAGACGTTAACAATTATGTATTTCGTTTCAAAAATGGAAAAATTGAACGTAAAGGCGCATATGTGCAGGAATACAGTCCGTTAAAAAATGATCTCACGATTGTAAATACTGCCCTGGTCAAATACATGATGAATGGTGTTCCCGTCGAAGAAACTATCAATAATTGCGACGATCTGAACCTATTCCAGAAAGTCGTGAAAGTGAGTAGTAAGTATCTGTGCGCATGGCACAATAATAAGCGATTGCAAGACAAGACTTTCCGGATCTACGCATCGAAACTGCGGCATGATGGATTTATAGGAAAACAAAAAACAGAGGGTGCGACGATTGAAAAATTTGCGAATACGCCCGATCACTGTTTTATTTTCAATGAGTCTGTCCGGGGTGTGAAAGTTCCGGACAAACTCGATAAACAATGGTACATTGATCTTGCAAAAAAACGCTTGAAAGATTATGGCGTAGAGGTGGAATAATTGACATTCGGAAAAAATCTAAAAAAGTTTCGGGAAAGTTTAGGTTTAACGATGCGTGAATTTGCAGAGCCTATTAAACTATCTCCCAATCTCATATATCTATATGAGAACGAGAAAAGCTACCCCAAAATCAACACGCTTGAACTTATCTGCGAAACTTACGGTGTCAAACCGAATCTTCTGTTAGGATATGATTGTAAATATGATCTGTCCGACGCACAGGAACAGCTTGACAGCATAAACGAACAGCTTGGAACGCTGTGTGATACTCTGGAGTACGCACAGAAAAAATTGAACAAATTGAAAGGTAGTGAATGAAATGATTTTTGAACCAAACGATCCAGATGCAGATTGGGAGAAAGTTTATGGAGGTGTCACGAATGAGTGTGTAACGGTGGACAACGTGGAGCACCCCGCACACTATACCAGCGGATCAATTGAGTGTATTGACGCAATGGTAGAAACACAGGGTGTTGAAACAGTAAAAAATTTTTGCATCTGTAATGCGTTCAAGTATTTGTGGCGGCACGAGAAAAAGAACGGTGTTGAGGACGTGAAGAAAGCATCGTGGTATCTGAATAAATTTATCGAATTGGAGAATGATCATAATGATTGATTTGTACAATGTTGATTTTAGAACCCTCTCGACGTATGTTAATCCCGGTAGTGTCGATTTAATTTTGACAGATCCGCCATACAACATTGGTAATTTTATGCGTCGTCGAGGTACTTGCCTTGGGTCTATGCGCAGTAATTTTTTTGTCGACGCTGGGTGGGATAATACTGATTCTGTTGCTTGGGAATCAATGATGTGCGATTTTTTCAAGATGTCAACTCAGATCCTGCGGAGTGGCGGAAGTGTACTTCTGTTTATGGCTGTGGTAAATGTCGGAAAAGTCATTACGCTGGCGGAACGATATGGACTATATTACAAAACAACTGGGATTTGGCACAAAACCAATCCGATGCCCAGAAATATGAAAATCCAATTCGTCAATTCTACGGAATGTTGGGTGTATTTTACTTATGGTGCAAAATGTGGAACTTTTAACGGGAACGGAAAGTTACATCATGATTTTGTAGAATGTTCCGTTGCGACTCGAACAGAACGACGATTCGGGAAACATCCAACACAAAAACCCGAAAAATTGATGGAATATTTTCTGAATTTGCTTTCTAATGCCGGGGATTGCGTTGTAGATCCATTCATGGGCAGTGGAACGACAGGTGTTGTGGCGGAAAGACTCGATCGAAATTTTATAGGTTGCGAAATCGATAAATCTTATTTTGAAATTGCACAATCTAGAATTGGAGGAAAAGAAAAATGAAACTTGAAAAATTCATGTGCGACGTCACAAAAGCGCTTGTGAAAGGTGACCGGGTAGATTTCCGTCGCTGTGGTGAAGGCAGATTATTTATTACAGTAAACTGCTACTTCGGAATCATCATTCCGGAAGATGTCAATATTTTCCGTCATCCCATTATTTCCACGTGGGAGATCCCGTCGGATTGGAATTGCCACGAAATCAAAAGTATGCTGGTGGCAGAAGTTGACGGAAAACGTCTGTTGCGTGTGTTCAAGGGAGAATTTGGCGAAACTCGACTTGACGATAAATTATTGAAGTATTTCTCGAACGATGCGAAAGCGTATCAGACGAAAGAAAATGGTGCTGTGTATATTGCTGAGGGCGGAACGCTATGCGGCGCAATTATGCCAGTTGTAAAGCGTGAGGTGAAGTAAGATGAAATTTAGATCAATTTTGTGCAGCAATTGTATTTTTGGTTTGTGCGTGGAAGAAAGTTGCGGTTGCGAAAATTGCGAGTTTGGGGAAGGAATGGCACACGTTGCTACTGGAAGTATTTATCAGAAAGAGGCGATGAGAACCGCAAACGGGACACATGAAGATTTGTTACAAAATGGCGTTATGGGCTTATGTGGTGAAGCTGGTGAATGCGTAGATCTGGTGAAAAAGCATTTATTTCAAGGGCACGAACTCGACAAAGAACACCTTGCCAAAGAACTGGGAGATGTGGCTTGGTATCTGGCAGTAACAGCCAAAGCGATTGGGTATGATTTGAACACGATTCTACAAATGAACGTCAAGAAGTTGCGTGATCGGTATCCGAACGGATTTGAAGAAGAACGTTCAAAGCATAGAAAGAAAGGTGATATTTGATGAAAGTTATCGGGTATATGTTTGTAGGTTTCTGGTGTTTCGTCGCCGGTTTCTTGCTGGGAGGTGTGATTCTGTGATAAAGATCGAAAACGTATCTGTCAATAATTTGGAATCCGCCATTCGTGGAATGCGGAATCCGCTTAACAGTTGGGATAAGTCTGACACAGAAACTGTGCAAAATAACTACTATGCCGGAGATATGAAAACGCATATGACTAGCTGCGTGAATGTAGGTGAAAAAGATCTGGAACTAATGAAAAAGCTTACGAATGCCGGAACGGATCATCGAAAGTTTCTGCGAATGATTACTGTTTCTTGTGATATTCTTGCGCCGCTCTACTGGTGGAAAGAGTACGACACGTACAAGGTAGGAACCGTTGCGAATAGTTGTTCTACAATGCACACGATCTGCAATAAGGAATTTTCCGTTGATGATTTTTCAAACGAGCATCTTTCCCACAGTGCAGATGGCGGCGCATATTGCAAGCTGGAACGTGTCGGCGAATGGGAAACGGAACTGTATCCGAAAGCTCTATTGCGGTTAATCGTTGTCTTACTCAACAGCAACAGAACTATGTATTTGCAAACAAAAGATAAAAAGTATTGGTGGCAAATCATCCAGCTGTTGCCGTCATCTTACAATCAGAAACGCACTGTCTTGTTAAATTACGAGGTGTTGATGAATATGTACCGTTCCCGGAAAAATCATAAGCTGGACGAATGGCGGCAATTCTGCGAATGGATCGAGACACTACCGTATATGCGTGAACTACTGGGGGTGAAATAATTGTCAAGCTTACGACGTGGAGACGTATTTTTTGCGGATTTTGGGACGAAATGCCGTCCGTGGCTGGTCGTACAAAATAACATTGGGAATGCGCATTGTGATAGAACAATAGTCGTTCCCCTAACGTCCAAACTCAAAAAAGGATTACCAACACACGTTGTTGTGTGCTACGGAAAAATAAGAATGTCAGTTGTGCAGTGTGAGGAAATCCAGCGTGTGAACGTGGATGATAGTTATTCCGCAATTGAGCATTTTCCGGCGGCGATAATGCAGCACGTGGATAGGTGTTTGAAAATTGCAATAGGTGTGGAGTGAGAGAAATGTTTTTTCGAGGATATGTGAAAACGAACGGAAAAGTAGCTACAGAAAAATTCAAAAATGTTCCTCTTCGCTCCCTGAAAGAAGTTCAGAACCTGGAAAGCTACGCTGGAATACTGGCGGATGATGCGATTCTAATTGACGTGGACGATTTCGAACAATCCGAAATCTTGATGCGGATTGTGGAAGAAAAAGAAATTCTCTGCCGTGTGTATAAGACAACACGGGGAAAACACTTCTTTTTCCGAAATTCCAAAATCAAAAAGTGCTATACTGGTGTACGTCTGGCGTGTGGTCTGACTGCTGACATTAAGTGTGGAAAAACCAACAGTTATTCAATTCTCAAAAAGAACGGTGAAGAACGTGAAATTATATATGATATTCTTGATGGTGAAAAATATCAAGAGTTGCCGTCCTGGTTGTTCCCCGTAAAATCCAAAGTCAACTTTGAAAGCATGGAACAGGGTGACGGACGGAATCAATCGTTATTCAACTATATTTTGACTTTGCAAAGCTCCGGATTTTCGAAAGATGACGTCCGGGAAACGCTGCACGTCATCAACGATTACATTTTGAAAGAGCCACTCAGCGAGAATGAATTGTTGACGTTGTCCCGTGACGATGCTTTTTTGAAAGAAACATTCTATAATGGAAAAACATTTCTTTTCGACAAGTTCGCAAAATTCTTAAAATCAGAATATCGGATCATCCGCATAGACAATCGACTGCATATGTACGAGGATGGAGTATACAAGGGTGGTTATTCCACGATCGAGGCGAAAATGATAAAACATATTCCCGGACTTAACAAGTCGAAACGATCCGAAGTCATGGCTTATCTGGAATTATTGTGCGACACAGAAAAGGAAATGAGCGATGCGGAATACATTGTTTTCCGGAATGGTGTGTACAATATCGCCACCGGAGAATTACGCCCATTTGATCCGGAACTTGTGATTCTGAACAAGATAGATTGGAATTATAACCCGGATGCGTATAACGTAGATGTGGACACTACACTTGACCGGTTATCTTGCAACGATCGAAAAGTACGGGCGCTGTTGGAAGAGGCAATCGGCTATTGTTTCTACCGTCGGAATGAGTTGCGGAAAGCGTTTATCTTGACCGGCGAAAAACAAAATGGAAAAAGTACATATCTATCGTTAATATCCTCGCTCTTGGGGAAAGATAATATAACTAGCCTTGATCTGGCGGAACTGGGACAGCGGTTCAAGCCGGCGGAACTCTTCGGAAAGCTGGCGAACGTCGGCGATGATATCGGAGATGATTTTATTTCAAATCCGGCGATTTTCAAAAAGGTCGTCTCCGGGGATCCGGTCAACGTGGAAAGAAAGGGTGAAAATCCGTTCGATCTGAAAAACTATTCAAAGTTCCTTTTTTCTGCAAACAGCATTCCCCGAATTAAGGATAAGTCCGGCGCAGTTATCTCCCGTCTGGTGATTATACCATTTAATGCCCGATTTACAAAAGATGATCCAGGCTATGATCCGTACATCAAGTATAAGTTGAGAACAGAAAGTGCAATGGAATATCTGATACAACTGGGGATTAAGGGCTTGAAACGTGTGCTGCATACTTACAGTTTCACAGAGTCGGAAAGCGTACAACGTGCGCTGGCGGAATACGAGGAAGATAACAACCCAATCTTATTATTTTTCAAGGAAGTGGAAAAGTCAGATGTTGTGAACAGGTCTACCCGTGATATCTATTCCCGGTACGGTCTCTTCTGTGCGGAAAATAACTTTTCGCCGATGTCAAATATTCAGTTTTCGAAACAAGTCAAACAACGCTATGATTTGGAAATAGCAGATCGCAAAGTTGGCGGTAAAAAGTACCGTGTATTTGTGGAAAGGAAGAAATCATGAATATCAGCGATGTAATTGAAAACACGGCACGGAAAACCGCCAGGAGCGTTGTTGCGGAAATGAAACGAAAAGACCTGGTGAAGAGTAACGCCTTGAACAGTTTCAAAAAAACCGAAAAGGTGTTGTATGAATATCCGGTCTGGAAGAAAAGCGACGACAGCGAAACACAGAAGTTTTGCGGATTGATTGAACGTGCCTTGAAAGAAGTAGAGCAAGATCCGTATTTCGAATTGATCGAACTAAAATATTTTGAGCGATGGACACATGAACGAATCGCAGAATATTTTGACGTTGATGTTTCCGTTATCAGTAAGCGCCGAACGAAATTGATTGACCGATTACGCCCGATTATTTTTTCAGAAGATTTTATAAAAGAACTCTTCGGAATATGAAAAAACGAACGCCGTAGATGTGCGAAATGCCGTCTACGGCGTTTTTTGTGCATCTTGTTTGCACAATTGCGGCACATTTTTATTTCTGTTTTGTTTTAACGAATTGGCGTATAATGGGTGCAGGTGATAAACGGATGAATGCGGAAATTATAACATCAATTATTCTTTCCACGGCTACGCTGTTAGGAACGATCTTGACGGTGTGGAGTGGAAGTAAATTGACGGCGTACAGAATTGAGCAGTTGGAAAAAAGGGTGAGCGAATACAATAACACCAAACTGCGGATGTACGAAGCTGAGAAAAAACAAGAGGTGGACGAAAACCGGTTAAAGGTGTGCGAACATCGCTTATCGGATATCGAGGAGGCGTTGAAAAGTGAAAAATAAATTGCTGGGTCTGTTGACCGTCAAAAGCATTGTTACCATTTTTCTGACAATCGTATTTTGTGCGTTGTCGTGGTTTGGTAGCATCGACGGCGACAAGTTCTTAACGATTTTCACAACAGTCATTGCGTTCTATTTTGGAACGCAGACAGAAAAGAACAGGAGTGAAACGAAATGAAAGGAATCGACGTATCAAAGCATAACGCAAATGTCAACTGGTCGCACGTCAAAAGTGACGGTATCCGGTTTGCGATTATTCGGGCGGGCTACGGCAAGGAAATTTCGCAGAAAGATCCACAGTTCGAAAATAACTACGCCGGATGCAAGAGTAATGGTATTCCGGTTGGCGCTTACTGGTATTCTTACGCCATGAGTGAGGCGGAGGCAAAACAGGAGGCGGCGGTTTGCCTCAAAGTGCTTTCCGGTAAAACTTTCGAATTCCCGATCTATTATGACATCGAGGAAAAGAAACAATTTGCACTTGGGAAAGCGAAGTGTACTGCCATTGCGAAAGCATTCTTCGAAACCCTGGAGAAAGCCGGCTACTGGGTTGGGCTGTATTCCAGTAAGTCGTTTTTGGAATCGTATTTTACCAACGATATCCGGAAACGGTATGCGGTGTGGGTAGCACAGTATAACACACGCTGCACCTATGGTGGACAGTACGGTATTTGGCAGAAATCAAGTTCCGGCAAGGTGTACGGCATTTCCGGAAACGTCGATCTGAACGAATGTTCCGTTGACTATCCGGCGGCAATTAAGAAAGCCGGAAAGAACGGTTTCCGAAGTGGCGCAAGCGGCGGTAGCGCTGCGGCGACTACATCTCACGGCGTAGCTAGTACGAGTCGGATTGCTGCCGGTTACAAGATCCAGCTGGACAAGATGGAACTGTTTGCATCGAGTGACGCTACAAAACGTGCGAATGTTCTAACAGGTTTCTATTACATCACCGACGGCAAGATTATCAACGGTCGTTTCCGGATCAGCGCCAAAAAGGGCGGAACGGTTATTGGCTGGATTGATAAAAAGTACACACGGGAATCTGGTTGATGCAATGTGAAAGAACCAACGGTAAAACCTCAATATAAATTAGTTGCAAGCTATTATTGTGGAGAATGTGCCGGAAATGCGGAACAATCCGTCATTCGTGCCGGCTATTCCAGGAAGTATGCGAGGGGCAATGCACACAAATTGGTGGCACGTCCGGAGGTACAAGAATATATAGCGTATCTTAACAGCTTGACGGAAAACGATCCGAAAAAACACGTAGCTACAGCGGTAGAAATACAAGGGTTCTGGACGGAAGTTTTTTTGAACGAAGAAGAAGATTTGAAACATCGTCTGCGAGCGTCGGAACTACTGGCGAAAGCGAAAGGGATGTTCAACACAGAAAGTTGGTGATGATATGGCGCACGGAAAATGTTACGCAATTTGCGAAAACAAATGCAGGGTGGAAACGCTGTCGAAAGAAGAAATTCTGGACACAACGAAACCGCATACCGGCACAGGCGGATACAACGAAGATACAAAAGTTCTGACGCTGATTGTCGGGAACAATGTACACGAGCGAGTTTTGAATAACACCAATATTCCGCAGAGTGTGCAATTTGCACTGGAAGAGGACATCGAAGAAAACGTGCATTCCTGGTTCCGATTCAATAAGGGAATGGGAGTTGGGTTCGCTGGATTTTTCAAAATGGCGGACAGTGCAAATGGGTATTCGCTGAAATTTCTGAACCAGCCGAACATTACGAACTGGACACGGATTTTCGTTGAATTATTCATCGACAACAAAACGGTATATATCAAGGTGGACGGATGTTAAACGGATTCTATCAATCAAAACCGTGGGTTAAGTTGATGACAGTTATCCGGATGGAGCGAACAAACGCAGAGGGACAGGTTATTTGTGAACACTGCGGAAAACCTATTGTACACAAATACGACTGTATCGGTCATCACATCATAGAGTTGACCGATGCAAATGTAGATGATGCTACGATATCACTTAATCCGGAAAATATTATGCTTGTACACCATCGCTGCCACAACAAGATACATGATAGACTTGGGTATTATCATAGACAAGTATTTCTTGTATATGGTTCTCCATTGTCTGGAAAGAGTACGTTTGTTCGTGAGAATATGAGCGAGGGCGATTTCGTCCTTGACGTCGATAATATATGGCAGTGTGTCAGCGGATGTGATAGGTATGTCAAGCCTAATCGTTTACGATCGTGTGTGTTTGGAATCCGTGACCGGATGCTTGACATGGTGCGAATGCGTCAAGGCAAGTGGCTTAATGCCTGGGTAGTTGGTGGGTATCCGTTGAGTAGTGAGCGAGAACGACTTATAAATTCCTTGGGTGCAAGAGAAGTATTCGTCGATACACCGCAAGAAGAGTGTCTGGAAAGATTGCGAAATATTTCAGATGGTAGGTGTGTTGAGGAATGGGAAAAATATATTTCTGACTGGTGGGAAAAATTCCGGTGAGAATATTTTTTACCCCTCCCCGTTCCGGTGTATTCGGTATTATGGGGTAACTGTTGGTAAGGGCTTCATTTTCGCAGAACCTCGAAAAATGAGATTTTCCAATTTTGGATTTTTGAAAGGACGGGATAATCATGGAACGCAAAGAAGAATTGCTGAAACTGGTCAATGACTCAAACCGAACTACGGTTCTCCCTCTGATTGATAAAATGCTATTCCTGGAAAATCAGCTTGAACAGCTGGAGAAGTTGCCGATGATCAAAGTGAACCCGGAAAATCCGATGCAACAGAAATCTACACCAGCATCCAAACTCTACAAAGAATTTTTGCAGCAGTACACCAATGTTGTAAAAGTCATTTCCCATATGGTAGGCGTAGAAAATGACCAGGAAGAAAGCCCGTTGCGGAAATGGGTGTCTACTCGGTTATGATTATTCAGCAGAAAAAAATCTGGACGCCGGACAATTCCTTCTTGTTGGAATATCATGCACGGATTGAGTGCGGCGAAATCTTAGTCGGGCAGGAACTGTGGCAGGAACTCCAAAACCTAAAAGAAGATTTTCTGAATGACGCTTTTTATTACGATACGAAAGATGCTCTTCTGAGAATTGACTTTATGGAGCGTTGTGTGCGGCTGACAAAATCACCGTACTACAACAAACCAATGGTTTTGATGCTGTGGCAAAAAGCATTCATCGAAGCTGTCTATAGTTTCAAAATGTCTGCTACAACATTTGACCGATTCAAAAAAGTAATTCTTCTGATTGCCCGGAAAAACACAAAATCCGAAACGTGCTCCGCACTGGGTCTGTCTGAATTGATCGTCGGAAATGAAGGTGCAGATATTGTGTGTTCCTCGAATGACGATATGCAAGCAAGTATTACCTACGACGCAATCGACACAATGCGGCGTTTGATTGATCCGAATGATTTGGACACCAAACGAAATCAGCGTTTCATTTTCAACAAGGTCAACGGGTCGAAAATTTTCAAACTATCTGACCGGACAAAGAACAAGGAAGGTCGGAACATTGATTTTGCAATAGTCGACGAAACGCACGAGATGAAAGAAAACATCATCGGTAAATCTATTGAGCAATCGCAGAGTTTGAAAGACAATCCGAAATTCATAAATATCACAACCGAAGGTTTTGTGGTAGATGGATACTTGGACGACGAACTAAAAAAAGCCCGTGCCGTGATAAACGGCGAGGATGATTCTTTGAGTGGTCAACGTCTTTTGCCGTGGCTCTACACCCAGGATTCAGAGGCTGAAATTTGGCAGGATCCGAAAACCTGGGTGAAAAGCAATCCCACTCTTGGAATTATCAAAAAATGGGACTATCTCGAAGAACAGGTTGACGTGGCAAGAAAATCCAAAGCAGATCGAATATTCGTTCTGTCGAAAGATTTTAACGTCAAACAAAACAATGTTCAAACCTGGTTGAATCTCGAAGATTACAACTATTCCGCAGTTTACGATCTGGAAGATTTCCGGGGATGCGTCTGCCTTGGTGCTGTCGATCTATCGGAAACAACAGACTTAACTTGTGCAAAAATTCTTCTGATGAAACCGGGAGACAACACGAAGTACATTCATACGATGTATTTTATTCCACAGTCTAAGCTGGAAGATTCCGATGACTGGAACGCCGGTGCAAGGTATCGTGACTGGGCGAAAGCCGGATTACTGACAATCACGGAAGGAAACGATATTGATTTATCTCTTGTCGCAGATTGGTTTTATAAGCTGTACAAGGATTATAATATCAAACTCTGGAAATGCGGATACGATCAGCGATTTTCGAAAGACTGGATTTCCCGAATGGGATTTTACAGCTGGACGAAAGAAAACGAAGATCTCGTTCTGATTCTCCAGAACGCACAGACACTTTCCAATGCTCTGAAATTGTGCGAGGCGGATTTACAACATCAATTTGTAAATTACAACGAAAACGCAATGGACAGATGGTGTTTCAAAAATGCAGGATTGAAAATTGACGATCATTCCCAGTGCTTGTGTGTCAAAACGGAAAGATCAAAACGAATTGACGGTGCTGTCACCTTGATTATCCTGTACGAAATGTACCGGAGATACCGAACAGAATACAAGCAGATTATAGGCGGATAGAAAGGCGGTGTGAAAATGGGCTGGTTAGACAAACTGCGGCGAAAGCCGAAAACAAAAACAAAATATGCGCAGATGCTGGACGGCTATACACCAATCTATTCCCAATTTGGGAATGATATCTACGCATCAGACGTTGTGCAGCAGGCGATAAATTGTATTGTCATGGAATGCAAAAAGCTGATTCCTCAGCACGTCAAGAATAACGGTTCAGACGTGATTCCGGTTAACAGTGACGTGCAAGCCGTTCTGAATGCGCCGAATGAAATTATGACGACGACGGATTTTATCGAGAAAATCATTTGGCAGTTGTATTTTAATTACAACGCATTCATTATCCCAACTTGGTACACCCGACAGGAAACAAACGGCAGTCTGACAAAAGTGTATACCGGGCTGTATCCGATTGCGCCGACGAATGTTGAAATATTGCAGGACGATTCCAACAAGCTGTATATCAAGTTCACATTTGCGAATGGTTTCGAAACTACCCTCAATTATTCGGACGTCATCCACATTCGGAAAAATTACTCTGTCAACGAATACATGGGCGGAAATGAGTTTGGGCAGCCGGATAATGATGCGCTGTTAAAAACGCTGGATCTGAATTATCAGTTACTGCACAATCTCTCAAAGGCAATGGTTTCCAGTTGTGCCGTAAACGGCATCGTGAAATACAATACGATGATGGACGACGGCAAAACGGAACTTGCGCTAAAAGAGTTGGAAGAAAAGCTGAAAAATTCCGAAAGCGGATTTCTGCCGCTTGATATCCGGGCGGAATTTACACCGATCGAACGTGAAATTCAGATGGTGGACGAGGCGACATTGAAATTTATCGACGAAAAGATTTTGCGTCATTTCGGCGTTCCCCTCTGCATTCTGACCGGGGACTACACAAAAGAACAATACGAGGCATTCTTTCAAAAAACCATTGAACCCATCGTGCGAACACTTTCACAAGCATTCACGAAATCAATGTTCACAACACGGGAACGGGCGTTTGGGAATCAAATCATGTTTTACACGAAAGATTTGATTTTCCTTAGCACTGACCAAACGCTTGAAATGGTGAACTTGCTCGGTGCAAGCGGCAGCCTGTACGAAAACGAAAAACGTGTTGCATTTGGAATGCGCCCACTTCCCGAATTGGCAGGCGTCCGCATGATGTCGCTAAATTATGTCAATGTGGAATACGCAAAAGAATACCAGTTGAACCAGAAAGGAGAAAATCAAAATGAGTAGAACAAATATTGAGGCGTTAAAAAATCTGTATGCAAAAATTGCAAATACAACAGCCGACGCCATCAATCCACACACAATTCGTGAGGCGATTGACGCAATTTCGGCGGCGTATGATGACGGTGACAGCGGAGACGATTTGAAATCATGGTCGTTGCCTGTAAAACAAACAGCGACGGGTACTGGTTTCACATTGACGTGTAGATGTACCGGCGTTGGTGTAAATGCTACAATTTACGGCAACGTAAAAATAACAACTATCGCTGCGGACAAACGAGAATTTGTACTGCATCTGGATAGTAAATTCGATCTTGCCGATCTATATGAAAATAACAGCGCTATAATTAAGGGTTCTGCGAATATAGGGCGGAAAAGATGGGTAGCTTGTGAACATCAAAATAGCGGTTTGGTATTCACAGTTCCCGATACTGATCCGGCTTTCGCAGTCGGAGATATCATCGGTTTTACGATTCCGACAGTGTTGAAAAAATGCCCTGTGTAAACGAGGTGAAATAAATGTCAGTATTCTATAAACGAAATTTTACTTTCGAAATCCGGGCTGAAACCGACGACAACGGCGCATATATCACAGGTCGCCCAATCGTGTATGAGTCAAAAACGGATCTCGGTTTCTGTGATGAAATCATCAAGCGTGGGGCGCTGGATGATGCGGATATGTCAGACGTGCGATTCCTTGTGAATCACAATACGGATATGATTCCGCTTGCCCGTTTCCGGGACGGCGTCAAAAATTCCACTATGCAAATCCAGGTGGACAAGGACGGTCTGACAATCCGGGTTCTCCTGGATATTGAGAACAATCCAGAGGCACGGGCGTTATATTCCGCCGTCCAGCGTGGCGACATTTCCGGAATGTCATTCATGTTCACAATTTCGGCGGACGAATGGGAAAACCTCGATAGTGACCACCCGACACGGAACATTACCGCAATTGGAACTGTCGCAGAGGTTTCCGCAGTTACATTTCCGGCGTATGAATCCACAGAAATTTCCGCCCGTGACAAACGAGCGGTAGAAGAGGCTCGAAAAGCACTTTCCAAAGCTACGAGAGACGTAGAGTTGGAAAAGCTGAAAATAAAATATCTAATGGAGGTATGAGAAATGAAAGATTTTCTGAAAAAGCTGATTGCGAAAAAGGAACAGGAAGTAAAGGCAATCCGTTCCAAAATTAAAGCGTCAGAATCCGCACAGGAAGTACGAGAACTGGGCGAAACGCTCCAGGCAGTACTTGATGAACTGAAAGAGGCAAAGGACAAGCTTGCCGAACTGGACGACAAGAACACCGACGATCAGAACACCGATGATTCCGCAAAGTCCGACGATGACAACGACGCCGGCGACGAAAACGGTCAGCGATCCAACTTTAACCCGGCGCAGACTCGGAGCCTGGGTGCGTATGGTATGAATCAGACCGCAGAACGCAGAACCGGAAACGCTCTGGATTCTGTCGAATACCGACAGGCGTTCATGCGTTATGTCCAGACTGGTGAATGGTCTTACCAGAAGAGACAGGACGAAACGCTTGTTACATCTGATGTGGGTAAGGTCATCCCGAACACAATCATGAATGAGTTCATTAAGGAACTGAAAGTTTATGGTAATCTGTACAATCGTGTTCGCAAGCTGAACGTCAAGGGCGGCGTAGAATTCCCCATCGAAGAACTGGTGCCAACTGTATCTTGGATCACAGAAACCACGGTTTCCGACACACAGGCAGTTCCGAACATCAAGACTTCTGTTTCCTTCGGGTATCACATTGTAGAGGCGAGACTTGCACAGTCTCTGCTTTCCCAGGTCGTTTCACTTCCGTATCTGGAAACAGAAATGGCACGGCTGCTGGCTGAGGCATTTGTTAAGGAATTTGACAGAATCATCATTTCAGGCACCGGCTCAGGTCAGCCCCTTGGCATTCTGAATGATACTCGTGTCAAGGCGGCAAACAAGATCACTCTGTATGCGGCAGACATGGCTGATTGGACAAAGTGGAGAACTAAGTTTTTCGCAAAGATTCCGCTGGCATATCGTGGCGAGGGTGTCATGATTATGACTGCGGCTACATGGGAAACTTACATCATGACCTTGAAGGATACAAATAATCGTCCACTGTACCAGGAAACATACGATCCGAATAATGGTAACCTCACTTGCCGTTTTGCCGGTCGTGAAGTCATCCTGGTTGAGCCGGATATCTTGAAAGACTACGACACTGCGCAGAGCGGCGAGGCTTGGGCAATCTATCTCAAGCCGACAGACTACGCAATCAACACTAACATGGAGATTGCGTTCAAGCGTTGGTTCGACGACGAAAAGAACAAGTATTTCAACAAGGGTCTTTGCATCATGGACGGCAAGCTGCTTGACGTCAACAGCGTTTACATTTTCAGCAAGTAAGAAAGGATTGGTAACAAATGACAGACGCAGAACTGCTTGAAAAAGTGAAAATCGGAATCGGCATCACAGGCACGTACCAGGATGCAACCCTGTTGACATACATTAATGATGTCAAGAATTTCCTGTCGGATGCTGGGGTTCCGGAAAACATTGTAAATGGTTCTGAGTCTGTCGGTGTTATCACTCGTGGAGTATCGGACTTGTGGAATTATGGGACAGGTTCTGCGGAATTTTCCCCGTATTTCATCCAGCGTGCCACCCAGCTTGTGTATAAGAGAATCGGAGTAATTGAGGTTTCTTCGTCGCCCGGAACATCTGCCGGGAAAGTGAAAATCACAGTTTCCGACAACACAGCGGATGCACGTTACCGATACAGTTTCACGGAAAAAATCCCGAATTATAACGATGATCTGTCTGGCTGGGCGGAGTGGGACGGCACTTCCGAAATTATCACGGAAGAAAACACAATTATCTGTGTTGTACGGGTCACGACAGAAAATCGTGCGCTGAAAGCTGGTGTTGTCAATGTATAGACCATCTGAGCCATTCACAATTCCTATGTTCTTTTTTGTGCCGGAAACGAAAGTTGTGAAAGGAACGGTGAAGAAAGTCTACCCGGAAACGGGAGAATTATTCTACTGTTCTTTCCGCACGTTCGGCGGCACAGAACGAACAAGTAATGACGTGTTAACGGTAGAAGATACCGCAACCATCGAAACATGGTACAGACCAGATATCAAGGCGGATTGCATCGTAAAAAATGCCGACGGGAAAGCCTACGAGATATTAGGAACGCCGGAAAATATTAGTATGCGCAATCAGATCATGAAATTCAAAGTCCGTGCCGTTTCCGGGGGTGCGTGAGTGTGGCAAAAAATAAGATTGGCTTACAATTCACCGGCTGGAAAGAGGTCATGCAGAATATCGGCAGAATGGCGGATGAATCCGGCTTAAAACAAGCAACGGAAAGTGCCTTAAAAGCGACAAAAGATCACATCAACGCAAAAGCAGATGCGATTATGCAAAAAGGCAATATGCCAGCTGGCGGCAAGTACTGGACTGGAGAAACAAAACGGTCTCTCGATAAAAACTACGATGTGGAATGGTCTGGATATACCGGATCAATAAATATCGGTTATGACCTGGACGCATCCGGTCTTACGTCAATCTATCTTATGCACGGTACCCCCAAAATGGCACCGGTTTCCGGTCTGTATGATGCTTTTTACGGCAAAAAAACCAAAAGCGAAACAAAGGCACTGCAAAAAGCGGCAATTGAAAAATGGATTGAAAGGAACTTGTAAGCATGGAAGATTTTCTGATTCAAATTCTGTCAGCGTTCGGTTTTCCCGTGCGTCGTCAAGGTAGCCTGTTGGAAGATGAACCATATCCGGACAGTTTCTTTACATTCTGGAACCAATCGTCGAACACGCAAAGCGCCTATGATAACAAGGAAAACAGCGTATTGTACGAATACGACGTGAATTTCTACTCGACGGACATTGAAAAAGTCTACGAGACGTTGAGAAAAGCAAAAGAAAAACTGAAAGAAAACGGATGGGAATCGTGGGGCGACGGATACGACGCTGCGAGTGATGAAAGTACGCATTTTGGGCGTGGAATCACAGTTTCCTATCTGAAATTAAAGGAGGAATAAACATGGCTACTAGTGCAGTAGATAATGTATTCGAATTCCGGGGCGTGGAAGATCTCTATTACGCAGAAGTAACAGAGGATTCCGAAACCCAGTTTTCCACAGGCACACCGAAACGCCTGTCTTACACGGCGAAAATCGCAAAGGAAGTGGAGTCGTCCAGCGAAACCCACTACTACGACAATAAGGGAATGATCGTGGTAAATGCGAAGGGCGCAGAAACATTCACACTGACAGTTGCACCGCCTAAGCTGGAAATTCTGGCGGATATCACCGGACAGGCATTCGATTCTGATTCCGGAATGTTGATGGAAGGTGAAGTAAAGCCGAAGTATTACGCAATCGGATACAAGGCTAAGGGAACCGACGGTAACTGGCGTTATTGCTGGAAGTACAAGGGTCAGTTCTCGATCCCGTCGGAGGAAGTTAACACCGAATCTGACTCTATCGACACCACCAACACGGAACTTACTTATACAGCCGTTAACACAATTTACAAATTTGCACAGACTATCGGCAAAGCCACTACCAATGCGACAATGAGTGGTATTGTAGTTGACGAACGCTACGGCGGTATGACCGACGAAATGAAGGCGGCGTGGACAAAGAAGGTATGGACACCGGCGAACGTCCACAACAAGGTTATTCCGTCTGCGACACAGTCCACAAAGGTCTGATTTCTAAAATTGGGAGGTAGTACAAAATGGAAATGAAACTGAACGTATATGACAATACGGGAGAAATCACAAAAACATACAACGCATCGGAATACGATCTCATGTGGGGAACAATTGAAGATCTGGTTGACTGTATCGACGTTGACAAGATTGATGATAATGTAGCGGTCGGGAAAATGATCCTGCACGTACTGCCCCAGCTGAAACCGCTGCTGAAACAGATTTTCCCCGGTCTCACAGATTCCGAAATCCGGCACACCAAAGTGAAAGAACTCGTTCCGATTTTCCTCGGTGTGTTCCGGTACGCAATCAAGGAAATCAGCAGCCTTGGTGATAATTCGGGAAACTGATCGAGGGTGGAGAGCAGGACACCCTATATGAGATTTTTTTCGACGTGACTGTATCACTATGCGAGAGATTTCACGGATTGGATCCGATCAGAATAAGACAGTATCCGGCGCATGAGGTAGTAACACTTATGCGCCGTACTGTTAAGTACGCTAAGAATCAGAATCGAGAGAAAAAACCACGAAAAATAATGAAACCTGCTCCAGACACATGGTTCTAAAGGGGTGAGAAAATGGGCAAGAAAAGTACAGAGACCACCACAAAATTTAAGGTTGACATTTCCGAATTAAAATCCGAATTGCAACAGGCAAACAGAGAAATACTGTTAACAAATGCCAAATTCAAGGAAGGTGTCGCCGGGCTCGAACGGTGGGAAGATTCTGCCGACGGTGTAAGCGCAAAAATCCAGCAGCTGACAAGCAACAATCAGACATATTCCAAAATTCTGGCGGACTACGAAACTCAGCTTGACAAAATTGTGAAAAAAGAGGGCGAGGATTCCGACGCCGCCGCAAATATGCAGATTAAAATTACGAATCTGAAAGCGGCAATCAAAGGAAATGCGGCTGAGATTGAAAAGCAAACAAAGCGCCTGGAAGATCTGACAAAAGAAACCGACGATTCCGCCGACGAAACGGATGATCTTGGTGACGCTCTGAAAGACGCTGGCAGCGATGCGAAAAAAGCAGAAAAAGAACTGAAAGACGTAAACGACGAAATTGAGGACACCGGAAAGAAATCCGAAGAATCTAGCGGAAAGTTAAAAGGTTTCCTGGGATCTCTGGGAAAAGGTGTTGTTACCGGAATCGGTGCAGCTGTCACCGGACTTGCCGCCGGACTCACTGCCGCTACTGAAGAATCAAAAGAATTTACAGACAACATGACAAAGTTTACCACTGCGGCAAAAGACGGTGGCTACTCTGCCGATTTCGCAAAGGACGCTTTCGAAAATATGTACGGGGTGTTGGGTGACGAAACTACAACCAACACAACAGTTTCCAACTTGATGGCGATGGGAACGAGTACGGAAAATCTGAACAGTCTTTTGAATTCTTCCGCCGGTATCTGGGCAAAATATGGTGATTCTATTCCCCTCGATGGTCTAGCGGAATCCATTAACGAGACGGCGAAAGTCGGAGAGATCACGGGCAACCTTGCCGACGCTCTGAACTGGGCAGGCGTTACAGAAGATGATTTCAACGACAAACTTTCCGCTTGCTCCAGCGAGTCGGAACGGCAGCAACTCATTATTGACACATTGAGTGACGTGTACGGAGACCTTGGGCAGGAGTATCAGAAAAACAACAAGGCAATGATTGATCTGAACACGGCGCAGATGGATATGAAACAGAGCATTGCCGACATCGGAACGGCGTTCACGCCTGTTCTGGCAATGTTCACGGAATTCGGTTCGGGAATTCTATCATCTATCGTGCCGGATGTTCAAAATTTGGCAAGTGCATTCATGGATTTGACAAATGGCGTTGATGGCGCAGGTGAAAAAATCGGCGATTCTGTCGGAAATATCCTGATAAATCTTCTCACCACAATTACAAATGCGCTGCCGACAATTGCGACAGTCGGTGTGACACTGATTCAGAGCCTGATACAAGGTATCACAGAAAGTTCCGGCGACATCGTTTCTGCTGCTGGCGACGTTGTCACAACATTGGCAAATGGTATCGTACAACTTCTACCGCAATTTTTAACCGCCATCAACACTGTGTCGGCTCAAATCATTCAAAAAATAATCGAGATTGCGCCGGATCTGCTAATAGCCGGTATCGAACTTTGTGAAAATTTACTATCCGCATTTCAAAATATGGACATCGCCGGAACAATTAGCACGCTGGTTTCTACCCTTCTATCCACATTAGGTGCAGCACTGCCGCAGGTACTGACCGCCGCCACGGAATTATTTATGGGGATCGTTGACGCCCTTCCCGTGATAATTGATCAGTTAATGGCAAGCTTGCCGGAACTCATCAACACAATCACGGAATTTCTTAGTTCTGCATTACCACAGATTATCGACGCTGCCGTTACAATGTTAAATGGTTTAATTGATGCACTGCCGCAGATCATTCAAGCGCTGGTCGCATCACTTCCCGACATTATTCAAGCGATTGTCGATTTCTTCGCAACAAGTGTTCCGCAGGTTCTTGATGGAGCAATGACATTATTAATGGCATTGATACACGCAATTCCAGATATTGTCAACGCTCTGATTATTGCGCTGCCGGACATCATCAACGCTATTGTACAGTACTTTACAACTTCCCTTCCCCAGATGTACCAGGTAGCATTTAATTTGTTCATGGGCATCATCAAGGCAATTCCGCAGATTATTTTGGAATTATGGAAAAACGTCCCGAAAATCTGGCAATCCATCATTGAGGCGCTTTCGCCGCTTGGGGAAAAATTCGGTGAAAAAATCGGTGAGTGCGTCGATAAAGTTGTAGAATGGGCAAAAAATGTAAAGGATAAATTTGCGGAAAAAGTACAAGAAATCATTGATGCAGTTGCGCAATGGTTCCAGGATCTCCCGTACAAAATCGGCTACGCAATTGGCGCCGTTATTGGCACCCTTGGAAATTGGGCGGTAAATGTCAAGGATTGGATCGTGAATGAAGTTCCGAAAATCATTGATAACATCATCCAGTTTTTCAAGGATTTGCCCGGCAAGGTCTGGGAGTGGCTTGTAAACACAATCGCAAAAATTGCCGAATGGGGCGTAAATATGCGCAACAAGGCAAAAGAAACCGCACAGAATTTCTTGAACAATGTTGTGAACACTGTGAAAAATCTGCCCGGCAATGTGTGGGAGTGGTTGAAAAATACCATTTCAAAAGTCGCTGATTTCGCAAAGGATCTTCCCAAAAAGGGTAAAGAGGCTGCACAAGATTTATTTGACAATATTGTGAATAAGATAAAAGAAATTCCCGGTGAAATGCTGTCGATCGGTAAAAACATTGTCGAAGGTCTCTGGAACGGTATCAACAACATGACGCAATGGGTTAAGGATAAGATTTCCGGATTTGCGGACGGCGTTCTTGATGGAATCAAGGATTTCTTCGGAATCCATTCCCCCTCCCTGGTCATGGAAAAACAAGTAGGTCAGTTCCTGCCGATGGGACTGGCTAAGGGCGTCAAGGACAAGACCAATACGGCAGTTAATGCCATGCGAACAATGGGGCAGAAAATGCTTGCCCCTGCGCAGACTCTAAAAAACAATCTGCGAAATAGTGTGCAAGGATCATCTGCTGCCGCTAGTACAGTTGTTCAGAATTTTACACAGAACAACTACTCTCCGAAATCCTTATCCAGACTGGAGATCTACCGACAAAGTAAAAATCTTTTGAAAGGGGCGAGACCGTGATTTTTTCCAAAGTGAAAACGTCAACGAATGCTGTTCTTGATTTCACAAACTCGAAACAGTATTGCTTATACGATATCGACGGTCTGGCACCTGTCGCCGCCACAATCAATACAACGGAATTCGCAACGAGCGACGGCGCATTATTCAACAGCGCCAGAATCGGCACGAGAAATATTGTGCTGTATATCAAGCTGCTACCGGAAATCGAAAAAAACAGACTGATCTTGTATCAGTTTTTCCGCATCAAGAGTGATGTCACATTGTATTTCCGGCATGATTCCCTGGATGTATTCATTTCCGGAAAAGTGGAATCTTTTGAACTTGACCATTTTTCAAATTCCCAGGTGGCGCAAATCTCAATCTTATGCCCCAATCCGTATTTCAGATCGGCGGAAAATCAGATCGTGGAATTTTCGAATACCATTGCGCTTTTCGAATTTCCATTCACCAACCCACCGCCGGGGCTGGAATTCTCACGTATCGAGAAAGTGACAACGAAAATTATCAACGCCGGAGGAATCCCGACAGGCATTACAATCCGACTCACGGCGAACGCCGGCGATATTGTAAACCCTGTTATATACAATCTGACAAATAATACCTTTTTCGGGCTGAACGTCGAAATGCAAAAAGGTGATGTCATAACAATTACAACGCATTTTAACGGCAAAAAAATTACACTTCTCCGGAACGGTGTGGAAACAAACATCTTGTATGATATGCAAGACGGCTCAACGTGGTTACAACTGGAATCCGGAGAAAATGAAATTAGTTATTCCTGCGAATCTGGGGAAAGTAATCTCACAGTATCGGTGGAATATACGGAACAGTACGAGGGGATCTGAATGTATATCTATGTATTGGACACGAACCGAAAAAGAATTGGTCTAATTGATAATTACGTGTCGTTAATCTGGACAACTCGGTATTATGGTTACGGAGATTTTGAACTGTATCTCCCGGTTACAAGCGAGTATTTGGATCTACTGCGAGAAGATTATTACTTGCAGACCACGGAAAGTGATACAGTCATGATCATTGAGGCAATCACAATCAAGACGGATGCGGAAAATGGAAATTATCTGACAGTATCCGGGCGCAGTGTGGAAAGCCTGCTGGATCGCCGGGTAGTGTGTGACCGTATGAATGCGGATAATATGGCAATCGAAACACTGGCAAATTATCTCGTAGACTGGAATTTCTCGAATCCAATCACTAATAAGGCGGAACGAACGATGGAAGAAGTCGCAGTGACAAGCGAAACAAAAGGCTTTTCCGAAAAAATCACAGCACAATTTTTCGGCGACAACGTCTATGAATCTGTCTCGGAACTGTGTCAGTCTTACGGATACGGTTTCCGAATGCCGCTGATTGATGGAAAATTTACATTTGAGATGTACAAAGGTAAAAATAGAACAAGGTCACAAAAAGATAACATCCCGGCACTTTTCTCCCCAGAATTTGAAAATCTTGTAAATACGGAATACACGTATAACAAGCAGAATTACAAGAACGTCGCATTCGTCGCCGGCGAAGGTGAGGGAGCAGCGAGAAAAACCGTATTTTCCGGAACAAAAACCGGGCGTGAACGGCGTGAAATGTACGTGGATGCACGTGACCTATCCAGCGAGGGCGTTTCCCCACAAGAGAAATACGGATTCATGTTATTTTCCCGTGGTAGGGATAAACTAGCTGAAATGAGTACGGTTTCTGAATATGTTGGGGAGGTAAACAATTTCCCGAAGTACTGCGGACTTGGTGACATCGTGGAAGTAGAAAATGAATTTGGTATGAAAGCTACGGCACGAATTACCGAAATCATCGAAAGCTATTCCACCAGCGGAAACACCAGAGTTCCGACTTTTGACGAATGGAGTGTGTAA